CGGAACCTGGGTCATTTAGTAGGTTAAAGGAAATAAATGAATGGTATGATAATGAATTAAAGAAACATATGATAACCATCAATAAGGATGATAGTAGATACGAGAAACGGCTCGATACAACTGGTCAGGGATTTTATAGTGTATGGGCTAGCGATGACATTGACTTGAAGGCCTATAATGAGAGGATCGGAAAGAATACGTCAAAATCATCATTCTCCGATTCAATACCGGGAGCTACATCGCAAAATCCATATACACTTGAAGATTTAAGTTCATCTATAAGCCAGGCAATAACATCTGGCATAAGAGAACAAGTCAAGAAAGAGGATGTTGATTATTATAATAATCCACTCAGAGTGCTAGATAAGCAGAAGACTGGTGTAGAGGCATATGATTTCAGTGGTGCAACGTTGAACGTACAATCGCCAAAACTAACTGGAGATATACAATCAACGCTGGTATCAAATATATCAGAAACCATAAAAAACTTAATGCCACAGGGATACAGTGCATTGAGCGAAAAGGGTGCCCAGGATTTAATAAGGAGTCATATTGATAACCAGATACAGATTGATAACCCAATAACTGTACAGCCACAATTCACTGTACAGGCACCGACAGTAAATGTAGATGTTAAGGTTGACAAGAGCGGACAGGTATCTAAAGATGTAAATATCCTTAATCCACAGAATAATGTGATGCTAGACGAATGGTATTCAAGGAAATCGTCACAGTATGGTAAGACTACGAAATAGGAGGATATCATATGTCACTTAATGAGATAAGATATAAAAACTTTGAATTCCCACACAACCCGGAGACAACCGGGTTTAAGTGTGGGAGAACATATATTAAGCATAAATACCCAGAATTATCAGGTGCGGAGCTTGAGGATTTCAGTATCGATGCTATATCAATAACTGGTAGTGGGCTGTTCTATGGCAGAAATGCATACAAACAGTTTAGGAATTTATACAATGAATATAAGAAGCCAGGTGTTGGAAGGGTATATCATCCAGTATTCTCGGAAGTGAGGAGAGGATTAATGGTAAACCTAGAAGCCGACATAAAACCAGAAACAAATGTTATACATTATACATTCGAGATTATTGCAGATACAAGGCCTAATATAGATGAGGATGTTACATCTGAATATAACAACGCATCTTATGGCGGAGGTGACGATCCAATAATCATACCAATCGAATCAAGCGGACAGCCCGCACAGCAGAATGTAAATAGCATCGTACATGTTGTAAAAAAGAATGAATGTCTATCAAAGATATGTGCCAAGTATTCAACTAAATATGGAACATCGATTAGCTGGAGAGAGGTTGCTAAATATAATAGTATACCGAATCCGAACAAGATCTATCCTGGACAGGAAATAACCATTAGGTGGTGATATCATGGCGATTAAATCATTAATATCATTAGATATAGATAGTAAAAGGTTGGGCAAGACATTCCGTGTGTGGAGATTTACTGAAATATTCACTGAGATTGACCTGCTAACCGATTGTGATATATTTGATTTTGTATTGAAGAATCCGAATGGCATGTACAGCGGTATGTTCTCTAAATTTGATGCATGTAGGATTGCTGTAAATGGAAAGCAGATAATGTATGGAACTGTCGATAAGGTTGAATATATAATGTCCGAAACTGATGATTATATCAAGATATCTGGCAGAGATTGGTGTTTTATGCTGGTCGATAATGACGCAACACCAGATACTCTTGAGAGTGTTCAGCCTAAGATATATATAGAAGAAAGATGCAATGCGCATGGTATCAAATGCTCGGTGAGCGAAGCAGAAATATATGAAAAACTTGTAATAGGATGTGGAGAGTCAGAGATATCTATATTTAATAATATCCTCCTAGATAGTAAACAACGTGTGTGGTTCTTGATTGACACATTATATACAGGTGAATGGAATATGAATGCACCGATATCGCATACATTTACATCACATTCAAATGTAGATGGAATACCAATAAAGACATTTAGGCTGATTGAAGATGGAACAGATATGAAGAGCGACATATATATATATGGTTCGAATGGCAGTGGCGGATTTGATTTGGTTGGCACTGCAGAGAATCAGTATATGAAGAAGATTGGTATATCAAAATTAAGTACAAGGAGAGCATATTCTGATAATGCATCATCTAAGTATACATCTATAGCAGATAAGGATATGCGAAATTCATTCAGGGATGGTACAGAACTTGTTATTGGTGTTAGGCTTGATAGCGATAATGTATATCTTCCAAACACAACTGCAAGGGTTGTACATGGAAACTATGGAATTGATAGCATATTCTTTATCAGAAAAGTTGAGTATACTAAGTCTATAGATAGTGGTAGTATTGTAACATTGACGATGATTCCGGCAGATAGTACATTTGAGAAGATATGGCAGGCAGATGGTACTAGTGTTACAAACAGGAGGAGTTAATATGAGAAGATTTGGAGAAGAATTAAATGGTGTATCACAGCCACATAGGAGGGAAAGTCAAACTGGTCAGATTGTGACTACTGGTGATGGTGGTAAATCAATTGCTGTTACAAATATGAACAGCTCACAGCTAAGAAATCTTGTACCAATAACACCATATGGAATATCATCATGTCCTCCATCTGGGTTGATGGCATTTGTATTGGTTGCAGATAATGCTGGCAATGATGGTATGATTGGTGTATACGATCCTGGCAAACCACAATGTTCTGTCGGTGAGAGTATGTTATATTCATCTGGAGGTGCATATGTTAAGTGTTCCGGAGGTAATGTAATAATCAATGGAATTGATATAATTAAGAAGATACAGGAGCTTGAGTCACGTGCTAATTAATATAGGTACTGCGTTCACTTTATTTATTGATTGCAGTACCTACAATTTTATGTATAAGGAGTGATATTATGATAGATTTATTGTTACGTAATGGCGATTTGGCACTTGATGGATATGGGGATATATCATTGTGTGAAGGAGAAAGTGACGATATCATACAAACTGCAAATAACAATATCATGTTAAGATTTGCAAATAATATGTATCATCGTGAACTTGGTAATAAGATATTTACATCAAGAGTAAAACTTAATAGTTCAGGTATGGAAGCAGTAGCACATGAATCAAGTGTTGCTATATTAGATGGTGACAATAGAGTATCTGATATCAAATCTATAACTGCAACAGTGTCCGGCAAGAATGAATGCACGATAGATTACGTATTAACATTGACCAATGGTAATATGGTAGATGGAAGGGCTTCTATAAATATATCAAATATGGATGGTGAAGAGAATGGCATTTAGTACTAAACAATTCGACAAGATTGTCGAAGAAACTTTAAAGTCTATAGTTGACAAAAATATAGGCTTATCAAATACTAATCCTGGGTCAGTGTTAAGGACATTAGTAGAAGTATTTGCAGAGAATGAAGATGCATGTAATTACTATATGGAATATATATACGATATCATGAATATTGATAATTGTAATGATGATGAACTTGATAGGGCCGTAAAAATACTGGGTATATCAAGGGAACCAGCAAAACCTGCTGTTGGTACTGTAACATTATACACCGGAGACCAACCAGCTAAGTATGATATAGAGATTCCATATGGATTCATAGTATCAACAAGACCGGATAAGAATGGAGTAGTAAGAGAATTTTCTATAAATGATGGAAATTGTATATTACATAAGGGACAGACTTCTGTTGATGCCACTGTTGTGTGCAATACTCCTGGCATGATATATGTCCCTGCAGGTGCTATATGCGTACTAACAAAATCACTTAGTGGTGTGCATTCTGTACTAAACAATAACGCAATCAATGGTGGTAGGGACAAAGAGAGTAATGAAGAATTTAAGGAACGTATAAAGAATATACGGCAGACATTCGGTAAATGTACAAATGATGCAATACAGTCTGCAGTAAATGAGGTTCCTGGAGTAACTAAGGCAATAGTAATCGATATGTATAGGGGTGTTGGAACATCAGGTATCATAATCGTATCTGATACCATGCCGACACCAGAATCAGTAAAAGCTGAGGTTATATCGGTAACAAATAGTGTTAAGGCATCAGGAATAAATCCTGTAATAGTATATGCAACTAATAAGCTTGTCAGTATAGATATTACAATAAGTGTCGATGAATCAAATTATGTTGATATTGTTAATGCTATTACTAATTATTGCAATAGCCTTGATATCGGACAGACACTTATTGTAAAACAGCTTGAGAGAAAGATACTTAATAGCCTTGATAAAACTGTTGCAGATAATGATGATCTTGATATTACAACCGTAAAGCCACCAGCAAATGTTACTGCTGTTAGTGAGGAAGTTATACGTGCTGGTGATATAACTATCAATGGAAAATTAATGACTGGAGCGGTGATAAATGGATAATATTACTACACTTATAGAGTCAATGCAATCCAGGTTCCCAAATATATATGACGTGTATAATAAGAAAACTATATTATACACATTGTTATCTGTATATGCTTCAAGAATGAACTATACTACTGAAATGATTGACAGACTATACGCAATGATTGGTATAGACTCAACCTATGATGAAGATCTTGAGCATAGGTGGGGTTCACTACTAGGATTGCCAAAATTGAGCGATGAAACATATGATGATTATCGTAGTAGATTGATGATTGTATATTCATCACTTGCAGGTGGTACAGCAGAGTCAATCAAATATGCAATAGCATCAACTGTAGGAATTAGTGAAAATAAGGATCTCATAGATAAGTATATACACATATATGATGCATGGAAGTATTCAGGTTCATTTGAGTCGATAATAGATAAATCATATGGTCATATCGTATGTATAGTTGACTTGATAGTCAATGAGAATATGGCTAGCATGAATAACAAGATACTCAAATCTATAAATACATCGAAGGCATCTGGTATAATGCCATACTTATTCTTTATCTACACAATTAATGAATTATGTAAGATAATTGCTAATGATATTGAAGACACCATGGCAATACATGACAATAGTGCTGATGTATGTACTATCGCAGTGTATAAGAACACATACCTCGCACTGCTCAATATGGCTGATGTATTACTAAACACAAATAGCTTTGTACTTAATGGTGAGTATAAGACAAAAGATATAGAAGTATTGGAGGACTTCATTAGATATTTACCAATATATGATGATTCTAATATTGGATCTGATGATAAATATGACGTAATAAATGCTTCATATATCTCTTACGATTGGTGTGCTGTTAATGCTAATGATATTGAAGACACCATGGCGATACATGACAATAGTGCCGATGTATGCACCATCGCAGTTGACGAGATGCAAGCTAATGGTATTAAGTGTAATATTAGTCATGATATTTGCTCATTAAATAGAGCATTGTCTACAAACATATGGAGTTCTTTTGGCACAAACTCATTAATTCTGAATAATGATTTTACAACTAATATGCTAGAAGAAACGGATTCATGCATTGATAAAATTAATATAATAAGGAGGGTTTAATGATGTATAATGATAACAGTGCATTACGTAATACTGACAATGAGGTGATATGTGCCAGTATTGCACATGCAGATCATAGCAACATTTCTATGACTGGCGAGATTATTGACAAGGTATATATGGATGGTAAGCTTATTGATACCATCGTTGGTCATAATATCATTGTCAATTCATTCACAAAGCTGGTGATGGCATTATGCAAGGGTGAAACAGGATATGCAGGAATTAAATTCTGGGCTGTAGGCTCAGGACTTGCTACATGGGACAGTACATCAGTTGAACCATTAGTTGGTGAGACACAACTCACTGCAGAAATTGGCAGAGTAGCAATTGCAGCCAATGAGATTAAGTTTCTCACTGCAGATTATGCAGAATCAAATGTACCAACAAATATTCTCCAGATTCAGCATATATTTGGTACAAATGATTGTAATGGTTCATGGAGAGAGTTTGGCATATTTGGTGGCGATGCAACTGCTACAGCAAATTCGGGTATCATGATTAATAAGAAACATCATCCGGTTATCACGAAAACGTCAGATATGACAATCGAGAGAACAATGAGATTTACCATTAATCTTGTATAAGGAGGTAAACAATGGCAGATTTTACACATTACACTAATTATGTTCCAGATTATGGGGTAAATGGTGTAATATTCAGTGCTGGCAAGACTGTACTTGAGGTTGAACTTAATGAATTACAAGAGATAAATAAGAGAGAGAGTAGGAAATCATTGAGTTCAGCCATCGGTAATGGTGCTATAGTATCACCGTACTCTATTGGTTCTGTACCAACCACTGGATCATATACTATTATGGCTGGCGCTAAATTCATACTGAATGGTATTGTAATATTTGTTGAGAATGATATTACTATTACTGGCATCACAAATGAATCAATATGGTTGAATGTTGTTGAATTTGAAGGTACATTTGCCACTGTTATTAAAAAGAATGGTGACATTACAGCAACGGCGGGCACTAACTGGTTCAAGGATGGACGTGGCGAATCGGAGACTACTAGGAGAATTGTAATGCAATTTTCATTTGATAAGTATAAAAAGGAAACTAATACAGACTATCCAGACCTTAGTAATATCAAGAATATATATAATATGGAGATTGTAAGATTTAATGCAGGTGTCAGAAAACAGACTGTTGTACCAATATTGCGTGAATATATTATAGATCTCAATTTACAACGGTCTGCGTGGGTAGCCGGTACGGTTTCTGGTACATTTACTCAAAGTATTTCACATCATTTAATTAATGAAGGTAGTGAACCAATGCTTGTAAAGGGTATTCATGATGCTACACCAGAAGCACAATCTGCATACATGAAAGCATTTGGTATAGTATCATCTGGTACGGCTACAGTCACTGACTATACTGTAACGTTTACAGTATATAAACAACCAGCCACTGATGTTCCAATAAGATTGTTATATAGGGGGTTATAAAATGGCTAAAAATGTAAATATTGCGGGCGGTGGCGGTGGAGGAGTCGGCTCCGATGAACTTACATCATTACTATCAGATGTTGTTAAGGGCAAAACTGCCGTCACATCTGACAGTAACGATGATCCTGGTGTAGGTACTCTTGAATTGACAGGTAATGCAGTAGCAGCACATGTATTGACTGGTGAGAGTTTCTATACAACAGATCCAAAGAATAAGATAGTTGGCGCAATGATTGTCAATAGTGTTCTGTCTTTTAGCGTAGCCGCATACAGTGGACGCCGAGTACTCTTGAAGTGGCAGAATCCGTATGCGGCTCCTGGTAGACCTTATTGTGGAGTAATTATTAAATGGAGATCAGGTTCCTATCCTCCGGTTGAAGGATGGGATGGAACATTTGAAGGTGTTTACGTCGGGGTTGGAAGTAGTACTACACCTGGCGGATGGTCAGAAGTATATGTTGATATGCCTAATCTTAATACTACCTACTATTTCACCTTGACGACATATGCCACAACCAATCTTGGGCATGATTTATATAGTCATGGGTATGGCGATCCGAACTCCCCTATGCACGCTACTTGCACTACTGCTGCCACATCGATTATACAAATCACTTATACGCAGGATTACGTAATTCCAGATGGATTTACTTCAG